CTTCATCTTTAGCTCTAGCTATAATTGATTGTTTTCCTTTCCAATTATAGGTTCTGTTTAATAGGTTGGTATATTTCTGTCTTGTTTCTTCATCTACTTCAAAATCTTCTTCCCCAAAATCATCAAATGCTAATGGGTCAAAATCTTTTGGAGCGTCTCCTATATATTCAAATTCATATGGGTCAAGTTGTATATTTGGAAGCCTTCTTTTTCTTCCCCATAAAGTATCTACAAATCCATAATTCTTTGCCATCTGCTCACTATCTTCCATGAATTGTTTTAAGCCAGTAAACTCTTTAAGCACCGAGTCATAAATCTCTTGTGCTTTTTTTGTGTTTATTTTTAGGTCTTCACCTATTGCCCTAACACCTTTTCCATAACAGATTCCTAAGAATATAGCTTTTGCTTGGTCTCTTCGTTCTTTACCTTTTGGGTTCATAGTTCCATCAGGTCGGAATTCCCTACATTCATCATAAGGTACGCCAAACGCCAATGACGCCATTTCCGCATACAAGTCTTTCCCGTCCTTATAAGCCTTAATCATCTTTGGGTCTTTACTCATATGTGCCGTCAATCTTGGCTCTTGTGCCGAGTAGTCACTCGACAATAAAACATATCCGTCAGTGGCTTTAAACATCTTTCTTATTTCGTCATTATGTGAAGGAATATTCTGCATATTAGGTTCTGAACTACTAAATCTTCCCGTATCCGTCCCCATTTGATTAAAACTTGCATGAACTCTTCCCGTCTGCGGGTTTACTATTTGAGGCATCTTATCTATATACGTTGATAATAGTTTTGCTATTCCTCTATATCTTAATATAGAACTTACAATGGGATGGTCCATTTTTAATAATATTTCTTCTCCTGTCCCTCTTGGTTTACTTTTATCTGGAGAATCTAATCCCAGGACATCATATAGCATTATAGCTACTTGAATTGGACTTGCTATATTAACAGGATATTCTAATTTATTAGCTGGTCCCATTCTTTGTCTATATTCATCTAATAAATCTCCAAATGTTGAGCCTATTTCATAATTCTTTGCTAATTCTTCTTCTAACTTTTGATTATAATCTTTTGATAATTTATCAGCAAAATCAAAATCAAAATCAACTCCCGTATCTTCCATTTGAGCGACTATATTAATTAGAGGCATTTCTATATGATTAAACACATGGGCAGGTCCGGTTAAATCTCTTTCTATACATAATGGGTCGTCTTCTGTAAGAAATGGTCTTTGGAATTCATATAATTCATAGGTTATTTCCGCATCCCTTGCTGCATATAAATATCCAGTATTGATTGGAATATGTGTAAATGGGATTCCTCTAAATAATGAATCAAATGTAAATGCATCTCCTTTGCCTTGCAAACAATATTTATTATGAAGAGCTTTTAAGTTATTCTCTGGCTCATTTTCATTTAATAATCTTGCAGCTATATATCCATCCCAGTGAGGAGTTAATTCTACTCCCAACTGATTCTTTATAACCCTTATATCAAATTTAGCATTAAACATAATTACTTTCGTTTTAGCCTCTTTTAATCTATTCATTTGAGCGGTTGCAAATTCATCTGATATTTGATTTTCTATTTCAATTCCAGTAACATAGCTAACATGATGAAGAGGAATGTACGCCGCTTTATTTGAGGTTGTATAAAGGCATATCCCTGCAAGAGTACAAGTAATAGGGTCAAGACTATTCGTCTCTGTATCAATAGATATTATCCCGTTTTCAATAGCCTTATCTATATACTCTTCTAATTCCCTCTCTTCTCTAATTACTATATAATCATCTGCGTATTTTCCTAAGTTCTTATTAACCATTGCATTTATTGTTGAAATTCTTTCAAGCAATCCGCCTCCACCTTTAATATTTATCCCAGCATTAACATTCTTTCTGGATTGAGATGCTTTCTTTGCTAATAAAGAATCTCCCGCTCTGGTTGCCCTCGGCGGGAGACTGAATAGTCCGCTCATTAAAACTTATCTGAACTTTCTGTATTTCGTCTTCTACCTGCTGGGCGACTATTGGTAGAAGGTTCTTCTTGATTGTTCGAAGCTACAGGTCTTCTTCTGGTTGGCATCTCATTTGAGGTTCTAGCATTATCTGTAGATCTTCTGTCATTTCCTGGGTTTCTTTGAGGTGGCGCTTGACCATCAATAGCTTCTTCAAAGTAACCATTATTTAAGAAAAATTCCAATTCCTCATAAGATTTATCTAGAATCAGTGTTCCTAATAATTCGGGAATTTCTGGTAAGTCCTCTAATGAAGTATCATCCGAATCTAATGGATATGTTTCGTAAGTAGTTTTCATATCCCCTCTTTTACCATTTCTTTCAATTTCAAATGGAGTTGCTACCAATGGATTATATCTTGCGGCTAATGATGCAATCTTTGAGTAGAATGTTTTTCCTCTATCCCAAATCTTTACTTCTTGCGATTCTTCATCATAAAGTTTGATAAATAATCTTGCGATAACCCTAGACTTAGCCGCACATAATGGGCAATCATCTATTGGCTGGTTATATTCTCTTAAACAGTTAACATAACGTTTCTTACCATCCAATTCTACCTCATGTACCCCATATCCCACAATATCATCTACAGTATTATACATGAATCTTACTGTTGCTACGTCCTTATCATTCTTCAGTGAGAAGAATCCTCCTCCACCTTGTCCACTATAGTTATCAATGTCACTTGCATTAAATCTTGCCATTCTTTTTTTCTCCTTTCATTTTTAAAGTTTTTGTATTAGTCAGCCTATCGGCTTGAACTCTGTGTAAATTAAATGATTTTCTGAATAACCAAATTGATACTTTCTGCATTATTTTCTTCATTATTTTCTTCATTCAGTAAATCCCTCCCATACTTATTATATAGAAAATTTCTTAGAATCCTAAAGCTAATGGCATTAATTTTTCTCTTAACTTCTTTCTCATATTACTTAGGGTCATAATGCTAACCCCCATCATCTTAGATATTTCAGAATTGCTCCAATCAGATAAAATTAAGTCACAATATTGCAATTCTTTAGCTGTTAAGTTATATTCATGTAAAGATTCTATAAAATTATCTTCCTCAATTGTACAATCTATTAAATCAAATCCATTTTCTAGCATAGCCTCATAACTGTCAGAAAAAAACATTGCCTTTCGTTTATGGGTATTTAATGCTTGAGTTTCTTCTCTAAATTTATTCATAAGTACCATTGTAAAGTATGTTGAAAACTCAGCTTGTCCAACTTTAAAGGTTTGTAAACAATAATCCAATTTTTCCATACCATAACTAATTACATCATCCTCTGTTAAACCATAATAGTTATGGGATACACTAATTATTAGCTTGTACATCTTTTCAAATGCCAAGGCAAATAGGGACGGATTTAAACTATCCCTATAAGCTATGGCAATCTCATCAATACTTAATTTTCTATCTTCTTCTACAATAATTGTTGATAATAATTTTAATGTGCTATTCATTTGTTTTTTCTCCTTTATTTAGTTTTCTGAGTGTTTACAGTTATTTAGATTTTTTGGTTTGACGATTCTTTTGAAATTCTAAAGAAGCATCTAGTAACTTTGTTATTTCTTCTCTATTCTCTGGAGTATCTTCTGCAAAATGCACTCTCGCATCAAACATATGGTTCATCTTTTTGTACTCTGTTAACTCTTCAACTGCTTTTGACCTCATCCATAATGTTACGCCTTTCTTATTAAAAGTGAAAGCCATATACATTCTGCCTCCAACTTTTAAACTTCTGAAACTAGGTACAGATGCTATAAATACTTCTGTTTGTCTTTTTTCTGCTAATTTCTCAAGAAAGACTTTAAGTGGGTGCTCCCCCGATATTTTCTCTCTTGGCTTCTTAGGTTCTTTTTTCTTTTCTTTCTTTGGAGCCGATTCTTCTTCTAGCGGCTCTTCCTCTTCTTCATTTATTTCTTCATCTTCAGTAATATCAATTATATTAATTTCCTCGGCAGGCTCTTCCTGTGTGATTTCTTCTGTTTGAGGTTCTTCAGTAACTGATTCTTCTTCATATGGTTTCCACCATCTCTTTAATGTTGCAGGGCTAATATTTCTTTCTTCTCTAGATTCTTCCAATCTGATAGTAACTTGCTGCTCGTTCTCAATTACTAATTCTGCAATTTGACCATTTCGTACTGATTTATACTTTTTCATTTTAATACCTCCATAAAGTTTTTTAAGTTTTAACAAAATATTTGAGACTCATGTTCAATCTTGATATCCTTTTTAGGCTGACCCAACTTAATTAATTCTAACATTCTTGTTTCTGCCTCTACTTTACTACCATATTTAACCTTGCCATGATACCATTTCTTACCCATTTTAACTCTTAATCTGTAGCCATATTCTTTCATTTCA